GGAATCTCATCTTCAAAGCGGTTGATGGAAATATCGACGCAGACGAGATTCAACAGTTATGGAGCAAAAAAACCGCGATTGAGACTTATATTCGGAACATGACTTTCAGCACTTCGAGCGTTGTTATCTGCGCAAAAGATAGCGTTGACCCACGTGAGAAGATAAAGAGAGACGCTTACGCCGTGCGGGTTCTTGAGCTGATGGACGAGGCGCTTGAGAAGCTTTCGCTTGATGATCAACAGGTGTGGGGCTGGAGATATTCCGACCACATGGTTCTCGAAGAGATAGGCCAACTTATCACAAATGGGTACAAGAACTCAGCGTATTGGCGTAAGAAGGCTGAGAGACGGTTGCATAGTATAGCGGAGAGACTCAAAGAATCCTTTTCTTCAAACCTGTGTTCTTGACTTTCTTTGTCACAAGATGGTAGAATTATGGTAGAACCATTAGAGTCAGTACACACATTTGTTACTACACGAGGGGCGGCCGTCTGTCAACGAAAAGCCCCTCGTTTTCTTTGGGCACACTGCCTTATATCAGGAAAATAAGGCTAAACTATGCGCCGTTAACTCAACTGGTTAGAGTGCCGATCTGATACGTCGGTGGCTGGTCGTTCAAGTCGATCACGGCGCACCAGTCTCATTTACCTATCTACCATGATGTAGAAAAGGCACGGGGGAGACTACGGCCTCCCCAAGCTAAGCGGGCGGCGGCGGACGCAGATCGCTCTCATAAGGCGATTGCCGAGATTCGACTTCTCGGCCCGCTTCCATTACCTTCTTCCTTCCACACAGGGAGCCTTCGGGCTCCCTTTTCATTGGAGGTCATTTTGCTGGTTCATCGGTGTGACTATTGCGGAAAAGTAGAGGCTATGAATCATCACTGGAAAAAGCTGGAGTCTGGAGCCGAGTTCTGCTCATGGCGGTGTCTCAGACTCTTCGCACAGATGAGGGAAAGTCAGGAAAAGAAACTGGTAGAGGAGAAATCAAACAACAAGAAACCTTGAAAATTGATAACTGGCAACGGCGGCCGTCGCGGGAACTCAAGTGGCCTCACTCTCCATGCGAGTTCCTGCCAGTTATGAGTTTTCAAAAAAACGCAAGGGAGTGAAGAGTGATGAAAAAGAGTGAAAATCAAAGACGTTTTGCCCCTGTTCCAACTGCACTAATTTATGATTCCAATCTTTGTACGAGAGACAAAGCGGTTTATGCCTTAATTGCTACGTTGTCTTATAGACACGGATATGCGTATTGTTCATCTGCATATGTGGTCAAAAACTTGCGAATTAACAAGAACAGCTTCTATGAATCCATTGATACTTTGGAGAAGGCGGGATGGATTACCTCGATTAGAGGGAGGGGAAAAGTCAATAAGTATGCTCCATTAGACGAATTTGCGAATCCCCTGTATTCGATTAGGAACAAGGAAGTGTTCGATGAATTGACCTCACGCATGAACAATTCGGAAGAGTATGTAAAGGAGAGAAAACCGAATTTCGTTTATTTCATTCTTGACAAGCAAAACGACCATATCAAAATCGGAGTTAGTAATGATGTTGAAAAAAGACTTGAGAATCTTCGAAAGCAGAGAGGAGCAGGAGAATTAACTCTGGTGTGTTTGCTCGAAGGCGGATATGAGCTTGAGAAAGAACTGCACGAGAGGTTTCACGAGTTCAGATTGTACGGAGAGTATTTTCAATACAGCGAGCAGATAAAAGCGTTCATTGGCAAGGTTAGAAAGAGCGGTCTTGACTGTTTGGCTTCAGATGGGCGGTAATGCCTATGACTGATGACAAATACAATATGTGGGGTCGTGTTCCGTATCACGCTGTTGTATCTAAGAACCTCACAGACGGAGAGTTAAGATTATTCGCATTGTTAGCTATCTACGCATACAAGACAGGCAAGGCTTGGCCGACAATAAAGACTCTATGCAAGGAATTGAGACGATCAAAGGCCACTATCCAGAGGCAATTGAAGAAACTTCAACTCGTTGGCTTGCTTGAGATAAAGAAAGGCGTAGAAGGAAACAAGAAGAGAAACTATTACATTCCTTATCTTCCAGAGCAAGACAAATAGGTCTCATTTCTGATACTTGAATAGGTCTCAGAATTGATACCTTTATGGTCTCAGTAGTGAGACCTAGAACTATATAAAGAAAGAGATAAGGTTCAAAGATACTTAAATATATAAAGCAAATAGGTATCACCAGTGAGACCTATTTTGAAAGGAGTCTAAGAGTGATAGAGATAAAAGACTGCCAAGACATTGAGAAAATAAGAGAAATTGAGAAACGAGAAGGCACAACATTTGTACCCGATTCAATAACAGAAGATATGGACATCGCTCACATAGACCTTTCAGTCTGGATGATGATTTCTCTTATCTCGAAGGAAAAGAACCGGAAGCCAGTTTCAAGAGCAGAAGTGCAGGAAAGAATGAGATATTCAAGACTCTCTATCTTCAGAAGTATCAAGAGATTGGAGAAGAAGAACTATATAACTAAGATCAGCTTCCCTGGCAAAGAGGCATTTTATGAAGCGAGAATTCCAATAAACAATGAAGAAGAGCTTGTGTTTGATGAAATTAAAGCCTTGAAAAACATGGCGAATAGACCGAAGAATTATGTCTACTTCATCAAGAATGAGTCTGGAAAGATGGTGAAGATTGGATACAGCAAGAATCCAGAGAAAAGGCTCAAAATGCTTGAAAGAACTTTACCGATGAGTCTTGAGCTTGTTTATTTCATGCCCGGGAGTGAACTACGTGAAAAAAGACTTCACGAGAAGTTCTCGAAGTATCGAATCAAGGGAGAGTGGTTCATATTCTCGGATGAAATCAAACAATATATCGAGAAGGTAAAGGATCACATCTCATACCCACATCACCCACGATAGTACCTATCACCAGAACCCAACACCAACCCCTCAGGGCCTAAAGGCCCTTTTCTTTTGCGAGGTATGCCATGCCAAAACTTTGGGAATGTATCAAGACAATCACAATCACTCAAGGCAATAGAGAAGTTGAGATAAAGGTAGATAAACCCAATGAGCAGCTTCTCACAGAGTTCTTGAAGAAGGCGATTAAATGAACGATATTCCGGACAAGATGAAGTCGTATGTTAGGCACAGGGACAATGTATGCCGTCTATGCCGAAGGCCTCTTCATGGCACAGATGGTTACGTCGTTCCGATATTTGGAAGATACAACCAGATCCCGCCTTATCTGAAAGTGGAGGATACATACCACAACATTCATCCCTTCAACATGATTCGGGTATGCCCTGCTTGCTATGTGCTTCAGACCAACGGAATCGCAACAGGTATGAAAGAGAGCATGGTGAGGCTTAACAAGGAACTGGAGTGCATGTACCCGATTGATCATTTGAAGGATGTTATAGAAAACGAGAAGTAAGAAAGGAGGTGGCATTATGACCCCAAAGCAAAAGAGATTCGTCGATGAATACCTGATAGACCTTAATGCCACTGAAGCAGCGCTCAGAGCTGGATATTCAAAGAGAACCGCTTATTCCATCGGAAACGAAAACCTGAAGAAACCTGAAATTCAAAAGGCAATTCAAAAGGCAATGAAGGATAGAGAAAGGCGGACAGAGATTACACAAGACAAAGTTCTTCGAGAGTTCGCTCATATTGCTTTTGATGACATTAGAAACTACCTTGAGTTCTGGACTGATGAAAACGGAAAGTTGCAGGTCGAACTAAAGTCAAGCGAAGAAATCGACACAAGGAACATCTCGGAGATCCAGCTCGACAACGGAAAGCTGAAGTTCAAACTCTACCCGAAAGACAATGCCTTAACTCAGCTCGGTCGACATCTCGGCCTCTTCAATGACAAACTCAACTTTGATGGAGCAATAAACCTGAACGTGAACGTGAAGGTGGCGGACGATGCCGATTGAACTTAGTTTTGACCTTGAATTGAACAGGGCGTTCTTCCGGCACCTTGAAACGCGCTCCCGTTACGAAATCTTCTATGGCGGCGCGGGCAGTGGCAAGTCAGTATTCGTCGCTCAAAGACTTCTCCTGAGAGCCTTGAAAGAGAACGGTCACAAGTTCCTGGTAGTGCGAAAGGTGGCGAGAACGAATCGGCACTCGACCTTCGCGCTCATAACCAGTCTCATCGGAAGATGGAAAGTAAACCCGCTGTTCAAGATAAACAAGTCCGATATGGAAATCACCTGCGAGAACGGCAATCAGATCGTGTTTACCGGTCTGGATGACGTTGAAAAGTTGAAGTCGATCGCAGGAGTGACTGACATCTGGGTCGAAGAAGCCTCAGAAATCACTCAGGAAGACTTCCAACAGCTCGACTTGAGACTCAGGGGAAAGAGTCCGTGGGCTCATCAGATAACCTTGACCTTCAACCCGGTATCGGCATTAAGCTGGTTAAAGCCTTTCTTCTTTGATACCCAGAGAGACAACTGTGTCATCCACAAGTCGACATACAAAGACAACCGCTTCCTGGATGACGAATACAAGAAAGTGATCGAGGACCTGAAGAATCAGGACCACATCTACTACCAGATCTACGGACTCGGCGAGTGGGGAGTTCTCGGGAATCTCGTCTTCACAAACTATGTCTTCGAAGAGATCCCGTATAAAGAGGAAGACTTCGACGCTGTTTATCAGGGCCTCGACTTCGGGTTCAATCATCCCTCGGCTCTGGTGAGAATAGGACTCAAGGACGATGAGCTGTATGTCTTCGATGAGCTGTATGAGACCGGCTTAACGAATGCCGAACTCATCAGGGAGATAGGAAGGATGATGGACAAAGCCAAACCCATCACGGCGGACTCTGCCGAACCAGCGCGAATCAAGGAGTTCAGACAGGCGGGTTTCAATGTCAGTCCTTCTGTCAAGGGTCCCGGCTCGGTCAAGGACGGTATCGATTGGTTGAGACGACACAAGATCCACATCTCCAGGAACTGTCCGAATCTATTTGCTGAAATGCAGCAGTACTCCTACAAGAAAGACAAAGACGGCAACATTCTCGATGAACCGATCGAGTTCAAAGACGATGCGATTGCCGCTCTCAGATACGCGATAGAACCTATGCGAAATCAGAAAAGAATCTTCATCGGCAAAGCCGGGCCACGTTAGGAGGTGGCAACGTGGGCATAAAGCACTACTTTCAAAAACTACTACTGAAAGCGATCGCAAAGGCCAATATCCAGTTAGTTCCCTCCTACCAGTCCGGGAGGCCGGTGTATTCAGACTGGACTACCGCAAACGCGATAACTTCAGGACTGAAGGCTTCCAACTGGGTCTATGCCTGTATCTCGAAGAAAGCAGACGCGGTGGCCTCAGTCCCCTGGTATGTTGAAGAACTCAAAGGCGAAGAATGGACGCGGGTAAAGAACCACCCGCTTGAGATACTTCTCCAGAAAGCGAACCCTTTCATGACCGGCCAGAACCTCTTCGAGAGATTGATATATCATCTCGATCTCGGAGGTAACGGCCTCTGGTACACGAATCTGGTCGGTCAAGGGAAGGAAATGAAACCATATGAACTCTACCCGCTTCATCCCGACAAGATCAAACCTGTACCAGATAAGTACGGGTATATCCAGTACTACGAGTACAAGATAGACGCGGGGATTCCGGAAAAACTCGATCCGAAACAGGTAGTTCACTTCATGTACCCAGATCCTGTGAGCCTCTTCTGGGGAATGTCGCCGCTTCAGGCGGTAGCGAGATCTGTCGACACCGACAATGAGGCTGTTGACTGGAATAAGGCCAGCCTTCAGAATCGGGCCGTCACTTCCGGAGTCTTCACTACACCGCCGGACGCGATCGTTTCTCAAGACCAGTACGACACACTGAAAGAACAGATCTGGGCTCAGCACGTGGGTTCAGACAACGCGGGTGCTCCATGGATAGTCACCGGTGGCGCTCAATGGACTCAGATGTCTCTCTCCCCTCAAGAGATGGACTTCTTAGAATCAAGAAAGTTCCACGTCTCCGAGATCGCGGCAGTATTCGGTGTGCCGGTAGTCCTTCTCAGTCCCGAGAGAACGACATACAACAACATGGCTACCGCAAGAAGGCTCTTCTGGGAAGACACGATCATTCCTCTTCTCTCAAGTATTCAGGAGGTCATGAACCTTTCTCTTTGCCGCTGGTACGATCCCTCGATCTCCGACATGGTAGCACCAAACACTTTGCGGGTCACTTACGACCTCTCGAATGTTCCGGCAATGAGGGAAGGGTTCAACGAAAAGGTCATGGCGGCTGCGACGCTTTACAACATGGGCGTGCCGTTTAACACAATCAACCAGAGATTGAATCTCGGATTTGATTCTGTACCGGGCGGTGATGAACCTAAACCTTCATTCGGATTCATGAGTGCGGAACCTCCGGAAAAGAAAGGGAAGTCACTCACCGAAGAAGAAAAGACAGTTCTCTGGAAAGCGAGAGACAACACTCGTAGGCAATGGGAATCGAAGATTGCTGAATCTGTTCAAGAGAGGTTCAAGGAAGAATCGAAGGTAGTGGTGAAGGCTTTTGAGGACAGAGGAGAAGCCGGAGCACTTGCGGCTATCGAGTCTCAGAGACGTGACTGGGAAGTGCTGATAAAGGGCGCTTACATGGCCGTGATTGAATTCTTCGCAGAGAGAGCGGCCAACAGACTCATTGGAAAGGCGAGAGGCCCGACTGAGAAGAAGTTCGCTTTTGATCCGTTCGCTCAAAGCGTTCAGATGTGGATAGCAGCCGTGGCAGGAAGGAAGATCACCCGGATGCTGTCTACTACTCAGCAGACTATCGCGAAAGAGATCGGAAAGGGAATGAGCCAGGAACTCACCAGCCTTCAGATAGCGAAGATGATCGAGAAGCAATACGATTCGTGGCGAGGTCTCGGCGACAGTGCCATGACCGAGTACCGCTCGCTAATGATCGCAAGGACAGAGACCGGCGGAGCTGCGAACTTCGGGAATAGGGAAGGAGCGGCGCAAACGGGTCTCGAACTCTCCAAGACGTGGATCTCTTCGAGGGATGGGCGCGTTAGAGATGAACATTCCTTCATGGACGGCGAGACTAGACCATTCAATGAACCGTACAGCAACGGACTGATGTATCCGGGAGATCCCGGGGGCAGTGCGGAAGAGGTAATCAATTGCAGGTGCGTGGAAACGTATGACCTTATCGAATGAGGTGATGACATGGAACTGAAAATGCTGAAGCCTAAACAGGCTCAGATGAAAGTAATCGAAGAAGAGAACGGCCCCGGGTATATGGAAGGATACGGGGCCGTTTTCAATAATGTTGACTATGGTGGTGACAAGATACTTCCCGGAGCGTTCAAGAAGACTATTGCAGAAAAGCTCCCGCTAAAGAGAATCAAACTTGTCGACAATCACAATGCCTATTGGGGATCGAGCGAAGACATCATCGGTGTCGTCGAAGAGGCCAAAGAAGATGATTTCGGGCTGTGGATAAAAGCTCGTTTCTCCAAGTCTCAGAGAGCACAGGAGGTAAGAGACAAAATCAAGGACGGAATCCTTGACGCTCTCTCAATCGGATATGACATCGTGAAGTATTCATACGAGAAAGACGGAGAAGGCGATGAAATCCGTCTGCTTAAAGAACTAGGCCTTTCAGAAATTTCCGTGGTTGCGTGGGGCATGAATCCTCTCGCGACCATAACAGGGGCGAAAAACTCAGAAACAATAGGTTTGCCGAAACTTCTCTCAATGCTCCAAAGCAGAATGAAAACGGTAGAACTTTCCGAAATCGAAAAGAAAGAATTGCGTGAAACAATAAACAACCTCAAAGCACTTCTGGACGATGAGCCGTCAAACGACACTCAGAATCCAAAAGCCGCTATTCCACCTTCTGAGCCGGATGACCACTCAGATGAAATCAAGAGACTATTCGAAGAACTGAATGTTGCGAAGGAGTTCGAGAAGGAGCAGGCCCTTCTGGATGAATTCCGCAACTTCGGCAAATCACTCAGTGAGGTGAACTAAGTATGGAACTCAAAGAGCTTCAGGAGCTTCTCGGGACCTACAAGAACGACATGAAGGAGCTCCTCTCAAAACAGGCGGAAGAACTGAAGAAGTACGGAGAAACAACGGCTGAAACTGCCAAGTCGATCGAAGGCATAGACGCAACTATCAAGAGCATAACCGACGGCATGGAAGCGGCCAAGAAGAGAATGGACGAGCTCGAAGCGAAAGCCGGGAGACTCGCCGAACCGACAGTGACCGAGTTCAAGAGTCCCGGTCAGACATTCGTGGAATCAGAAGCCTACAAGGCCGTCAAGGACAAGGGCCTTCCGATAAAGTCAGAGGCCGTTCAGGTGAAGACACTCATCACCGGAGCGTCGCTCGGCAACCTCGCCGGATACCTCTATCCTTCCTATCGAATCCCTGAGATTGTGGAAGACCCGAGAAGGGCCGCAAGAGT